TATGTCTTTGCAGTATTTCAATGAGAGACATTCGGATGGCGTTGAAAAAATGTTTCTTAAACATAAATTTACTGAAGCAGATGTAACCAGATTTCAAACAAGTAATGCTATCACCACTTCTTCGAATGGTGATACTTGGGAAGAGCGTAATAATTACTTAGAAGTGCCAGATCATATTATTGGAGTAGAAAGATTATTTTCGTTTGTCTCTTCTTCTATTCGTGGTGATTTGTTTGGTATCGAATATCAAATGTTTCTTAATGATCTTTATGCATTTGGATCGCTTGATATTTTAAACTATTACATGACGAAATCATATCTGGAAACATTAGATATGGTTTTAAATACTGGGTCTATGATTCAGTTGCGATATACCAAACGTCAAAATCGTTTGTATATTGATTATGAACCTAAAACTATCACCAAAGATAGAATCATTGTTGTTGAATGTTATCGAGCACTCAACCCAAATGATTATGTAAAAATATTTAATGATAGTTTTTTAAAACGTTATATTTCTGCACAAATTAAAAAACAATGGGGGCAAAACCTTATCAAATTTAATGGAGTGCAACTTCCTGGTGGAGTTTCTCTCAATGGAGAAAAATTATACGAAGAAGGAAAAGCGGAAATTGCTGATATTGAAAACAAAATGCAATCGGAATATGAATTACCACCAAACTTTTTGACAGGTTAATATGGCAAAAAGTGTATATTTTCCACAACACGGTGGAATATCGCCAGAGCAAACTTTAATACAAGATTTAGTTGACGAGCAATTAAAATTATTTGGTGCTGAGGTTTTTTATATTCCTCGTCAAATGCTCATTGATAGATCTTTAGGAGACGTAGTAATGTCTCGATTTAAAGAAGCATATTTAATTGAAATGTATCTTGTAAACGTAGAAGGTTTTGGTGCACAATCAGAATTTATTTCTAAGTTTGGTTTGAGAGTTACTGATGAAATTACGTTTATTGTTTCTCAACGTCGTTGGGAAGATGTGGTAAGTAAAGAAATCACTTTAAAAGTGCCATCAAGACCAAACGAAGGAGATTTAATTTATTATTCTTTAACTGATGATTTTTATGAAATTAAATTTGTAGAAAGAGAATCACCATTCTACCAGTTAGGAAAAATTTATTACTTTACAATGACAGCAGAAATTTATGAAGCAGGTAATGCAATATTTGAAACAGGAAATGCAAATCTTGATAGCATTAGTAAAAATAACCAAGATGCATATGTATTTCCTGTATATTTAAAAGTTAATGGCACAGGCAATTATAATATACAAGAAAAAGTTAATCAAACATATACGCCACCAAATTCACTTACTCCCGTTACAGTAACGGCTACTGTTGCTGATTGGGAACCAGCACAACGATTATTAAAACTAACATATATAAATGGTAATCTAGCACTTAATGTCAGTTTAATCGGGCAAACCAGTGGTGCTACACATGTTGTTGATAGTTTCTCTACAATCGATATAGAGTTAGAAAATAATGATTTTGCACAAAATAAATATTTTGAAGATTCGGCAGACGATCTCATTGATTTTGAGGAAGGAAATCCGTTTGGTGAATTTGGAGATATCGGAGGATCATTCTAATGTTAGGTAATCATTTTTATCATTCATGTATTAAAAAAACAGTTGTTGGATTTGGCACACTGTTTAATAACATTCAAATAATTAAAAAAGATCCACAGTCTGGTGTGGAAATTGAGCGTCAAAAAGTTGCTATTGCTTATGGCCCAAAAAATAAATACCTAGCTAGATTGGAGCAAAATCCAGATGTAGGTCGTAAAGTTGGTATTACATTACCAAGAATTTCGTTTGAAATGACTTCAATAAATTATGATCCATCTAGAAAAACAAGTCCAATTTTAAAATATTTAAAAGAATCTGGATCTAGCACTGGAGTAAAAACACAATATATGCCAGTGCCTTATAATATTGGATTTCAATTAGGCATTATATCAAAATCACAAGACGATGCTTTGCAAATTATAGAACAAATTCTGCCATACTTTCAACCATCTTTCAATATTACTATTGAAATGATTCCAGAGATGGACGAAAGTAGAGATATTGCTTATGTATTAAATTCTATTAATTATGATGATGAATACGAAGATGACTTTATAGTAAGACGAAGCATAGTATACACTTTAGAATTTACAGCAAAAAGTTATCTTTACGGTCCAGTTGTTAACGCTGATATTATTCGCAAAGCAATTGTTGATACTTCACTTGGTAATTTAGCAGTACATAAACGATCTATAAGATATACAGTCCAACCAGAAGCATTAACAGATATTAATAATGATGGTCTAATAAACAATACTGATACGTTATTACTTACTGCAGATGATGATTTTGGATTTAATGAAGGTATAACATTACTATGAGTAAATTTAATAATAATATGGAAGAGATTTTTGATATAGAAACAGCAAAATTAGACGAAAAAATTATACCTATTACTACAGAAAATCACGATATAGAAAAAGATTATAATTATACAAGAGGAGAATTGTATAACCTTCTCAGCAAGGGGCAGGAAGCGGTGCAAGGCGCATTAGAGGTTGCACAAGAATCAGGGCACCCAAGAGCGTATGAGGTTGCTGTAAACGCTATAAAACAAGTCTCAGACATAGCTGATAAATTAATAGATCTGCAACAGAAGATGAAAAATTTAAACAAAGATGAGTCTAAAAAAAGTCCAACTTCTGTAACTAACAATGCAATTTTTTTAGGAAGCACTGCAGACCTTCAACAAATGCTTAAGCGTGGAAAGGTAGAAGAATAAATATAACATAAAAGGTATATCATATGAGACTTAAAATTTTAGGAACTGAAATTGCTCTACCCGTAACAACTGGTGCTGCTTCTACTATTGGAGGTGCTACTGAAGTTCGTGTGTTTCACGATGCTGGAGGAAATACACCACACCTGGTATCAATTACCGATGGAGAAGCATCACCAACGACGGTAGCAACTTTCAGTATTGCTCCAGGTGAATCTTTAGTAATCCGAAAACTTACTACTCAAAAAATGTTTGCTTCTAATGACGATGTGAGAGCTGTTGCTGTTTCTTATCAAGGATGAAAACGTTTACCGAGTTACGAGAGCAGCTCAACGCATACGAAACTTCTTTGGAAGAGGGTGCTGCCTGGACAAAAAAGTCTGGTAAGAATTCAGAAGGTGGTCTGAATGAAAAAGGTAGAAAGTCATACGAGAAAGCAAATCCTGGAAGCGACCTTAAAGCACCTTCAAAGAAGGTTGGAAATCCTCGCAGGAAATCATTTTGTGCTCGTATGAAAGGAATGCGTAAGAGACAAAAAGATAGTAATAACACTGGCGAAGACCGTCTATCTAAATCACTAAGAGCATGGAATTGTTGATATGGTCAATATATTAATTACTGCTCTTTCATTATACGCAATTATTTTTACCAGTATTTACTGGGCTTTATCTGAGGCATTTATTAAATAATATGGATACTAAACAATGTTCTAAATGTGGTGCTTGCTGGATATGGGGCCAGCACTATTGGTCTGGCACTGCTAAACTTGGGAATGAAACAGAATTAGCATCATTGGTGTGTGACATGGTTAAATCAGATGAATGTATTAACCCAGCAAAAGGCACCACAAAAGGTGATGGATGGGCAAAAAGATTTGAAGCATTGGAATCATTTGAGAGAGACATGGAGAAATTAAAAGATTATGAATGATGCAGTTTATTTGGGTAATCCAAATTTAAAAAAAGCAAATACATCAATTAACTTCACAAAAAAACAAATACAGGAATTTATCAAATGTAAAGATAATCCAGTGTATTTTGCTAGAGAATATATGAAAATTGTTTCTCTTGATGAGGGTCTTGTACCATTTAAAATGTATGACTTTCAAGAAAAGTTAATTGATAATTTTCATAATAATAGATTTAATATTGCAAAGTTGCCTAGGCAAACAGGAAAATCAACTACTGTTATTTCTTATCTATTACATTATGCATTGTTTAACGACAATGTGAAGATTGCTATTCTAGCAAACAAGGCAGAAACTTCCAGAGAATTATTATCTCGTTTGCAACTAGCGTATGAAAATCTCCCCAAGTGGATGCAAATGGGAGTTTTGGAATGGAATAAAGGATCTATGCAGTTAGAAAATAATAGTAAAATTATTGCTGCATCAACGTCTTCTAGCGCTGTTAGAGGAAACTCATTCAATATTATTTTCCTTGACGAGTTTGCGTTTATTCCTAATCATATCGCAGAGCAATTTTTTAGTTCTGTGTATCCTACTATTTCATCTGGTAAGACGACAAAGGTTATTATTATTTCTACCCCACAGGGTATGAATATGTTTTACAAGTTGTGGCACGATGCTGAGCGTGGCAAAAATGGTTACGTGCCGTTAGAAGTACACTGGTCTCAAGTGCCTGGTAGAGATGCAGCTTGGAGAGAAGAAACAATTAGAAATACTTCTGCTCGTCAATTTACTCAGGAGTTTGAATGCGAATTTTTAGGGTCAGTTGATACTCTTATATCTGCAGCTAAGTTACGATCTATGGTTTTTGAAGACCCCATACAAGATAATAATAAAGGTCTTAAAGTATATGAAAAAGTAATTGCAGAAAAAGATTATATCATAACGGTTGATGTTTCGCGAGGTACTAGCAATGATTACTCCGCTTTTGTTGTGTTTGATATAACTATTTTGCCTTGGAAAATAGTTGCTAAGTAGCGAAATAACGAAATTAAACCAATTTTATTTCCCAATATTATAGATCAAGTTGCTCGAAATTATAACAAAGCATATATTCTTATTGAGATAAACGATATTGGAGAGCAAGTTGGTAATATTCTTCACTACGATTTAGAATATCCAAATGTATTGATGTGCGCTATGCGTGGCAGAGCAGGGCAGATTGTAGGCCAAGGATTCTCTGGCACTAAATCGCAACTAGGTTTGAAGATGTCTAAGGTAACTAAGAAGATTGGATGCTCAAATTTAAAAACTTTGATTGAAGATGATAAGTTAATAATTACTGATTACGAAATCATTAGTGAGTTAACTACATTCATTCAAAAAAATCAATCGTTTGAAGCAGATGACGGTCACAATGATGACTTAGTAATGTGTTTAGTTATATTTGCGTGGTTAGCAGTGCAACCATATTTTAAAGAAATGACTGATAATGATGTCAGGAAAAGAATATATGATGATCAAGCAAATCAAATAGAACAAGATATGGCACCATTTGGATTTGTTTCGAATGGATTAGAAGACGAAGAATCTAAATTTGTTGATGAAAATGGAGATGTTTGGCATCTAGATGAATATGGAGATGTAGCTACAGACGTATCATATATGATGAATTACTGATGGATTTAGAAGATCAAGTTTCTTTGTCGCATTTACTTTTCAAAGAAAGAAAATGTAGTATCTGCAAAGAAGTTAAAGATTTATTATCAGATTATTATCCTATTCGCAAGTTAAAAAAACATTTGCCATCTTCATATTCTTACGAATGTAAGACTTGTGCAGCGCAAAGAATTATATCATTGCGAAATGGACAGTATCTTCCTGAAGAAAGATATCCTAATTGGTAATGTTCGTGCATAGTTCATGCAAATTTCAGTGTTTTGAAATCATCTTTTTAATAAATATTTGTAGATCAAAAATGATTTCTATAGGGAGATAAATATGGCTGGTCAAGTATCACCTGGAATTGTATTAAGAGAACGCGATTTAACTAACTCAGTAGCAGTAGCTACTCAAGCAAATACTGCTGCTATTGTTGGCGTCTTTGAAAAAGGACCAGTAAACGTAATTACTTCAATAACATCAGAAAAACAATTAGTCGATACATTTGGAAGACCAAATGGAAATAATTTTGAAGACTGGTATGTTGCATCAACATTTTTAAGTTACGGTGGACAACTTCAAGTAGTTAGAGTTGCAGATTCAGCATTAAAAAATGCTGTTACTGACTATGATACACAAGCTCCAAATGCTCCACTAATTACTTCTTTCTCGGATTTTGAAGCACAGAAAGGAACAACAACATATAAATTTGCTGCTCGCACTGCTGGCACATGGGGTAGTTCACTTAAGGTATCTACTATTGATGGTAGTATATCATCAACTGCTTATCTAACTGCAACATATCATGCAACTTCTAAATGGTCTTCTATTGCAACAAGACCAGTAGACACAGATACTTGCCACGTTGTAGTTATCGATGAAGGCGGTGTTGTTACAGGTACTCCAGGCACATTACTAGAAAGTTTTACATTTACTTCTAGAGTTGCAACTGCAGTAAACTCGGAAGGAGAAACAAACTTCTATCCTAATGTCATTAATAGAAGATCAAGATATGTTTTTGCTGACGAAACGGTTGCCGCAGGTGATTTAGATTTTTCTTTGGATGGAGGAGCAGACGGATATCAAGCAGCAACTTCTGCTTTAGAAGCAGCATATGCAAAGTTTGAAAATGTCGAAGATATCGCAATTGACTTTATTCTTGGTGGTGGTAGTATTTCTTATGGAGCAACACCAGGAGATGCAACAAAAACTAAAGCATTAAAAGCAATTTCAATTGCTGCAAACAGAAAAGATTGTGTTGCTTTCATCTCACCCTATAGGTCATTTGTTAGTTTGTCAGATTCTTCTGCCCAAAAAGATGCAATCATTGCATACTTCAGTAATGTAACCAGCACTTCATACGCAGTGTTTGATAGTGGATATAAGTATATCTATGATCGTTACAATGACGTATATCGTTACATTCCTTGTAACGGAGATGTTGCTGGATTGTGTGTGCAAACATCAGCAACTCTTGAAGATTGGTTTTCACCCGCTGGACTTCAAAGAGGAAATTTAAGAAATGCTATTAAACTAGCATACACTCCATCTAAAACTGATAGAGACGAATTATATCAAAACAGAATTAATCCAATCACATCATTTCCTGGTCAAGGAATTGTGTTGTTTGGAGATAAAACTGCTCTTAGTACTCCAAGTGCTTTTGATAGAATTAACGTGCGTCGTTTATTCCTTGCGCTTGAAAGAAGAATTGGATCTGTTGCAAAAACAGTATTGTTTGAGTTAAACGATACAACTACACGAAATTCATTCTTCACTACTGTTAATACCTACATGACTGAAGTACAAGCAAAACGTGGTGTTACTGATTATTTGGTTGTTTGTGATGATACAAACAACACACCAGATGTAATTGATAGAAATGAATTTGTTGCTGAAATTTATGTAAAGCCATCAAGATCAATTAATTATATCACCATTACATTCGTTGCTACCAAGACAGGCACTTCGTTTGCTGAAGTAACAGGACAAGTTTAACTTTATAAACATCATCACAAAAGGTAAAAACAATGGCAATCACTAGTAGCGTAAGTACATTTTTAAACACAGTAAAACAAGGAGTTAAAAATAATTTATTCCTAGTAAGTTTTAATTATCCAGGAAGCCTGACTCCAGCACCAACTTCAGATACCGTAGATTTGCTTTGCAAATCTGCTGCACTTCCAGCTTCTAATTTGGGTGTTATAGAAGTCCCATTTAGAGGAAGAACAGTAAAAATTGCAGGAGATAGAACATTCGATACTTGGACTGCTACATTTATTGCTGATCGAAATTTCACAATCCGTCATGGATTTGAAAAATGGATGGAAAATATTAATAAGCATGAAGCAAATACTGCTGCTGCTTTCCTAACAGATAGTTCAAGTACTGGTTACATGGCTGATTTAACAGTCAAGCAACTAGAAAGAGATTCTACAGATGCTGGTTCTATATTAAGAGAATATTTGTTTAAAGGTTGTTTCCCAACTAATATTTCTCAAATTGATCTTGCTTACGATAGTAATGATCAAATTGAAGATTTTACTGTAGAATTCCAAATTCAATACTGGACTGCTAAAGCAGGAACAACTGCTACAGGAAGCGGTGCAATTGTTTAATAAATAGTATATCAGTAATGTTTTAAAATGAGTCAACTATTTGGATTTTCGATTAATGGGGTTGTCTCAAAACCAAAAGGACAATCGCCAATTCCACCAAGCCAAGATGATGGAGTGGCTACAGTTGCTGGTGGTTATTTTGGTCATTATGTAGACATAGAAGGAATAGCGCGTAATGAGTTTGATCTTATTAGGCGCTATCGTGATATGGCATTGCATCCAGAAGTTGATAGTGCGGTAGACGAAATCGTTAACGAAGCAATTGTGAGTAATGAAAATCAATCATCAGTTTCTATTGAGTTATCTAATTTAGAAGTTGGTGACGGAATTAAAAATAAAATCAGAACAGAATTTAATTATGTAAAAAAACTTTTAAATTTTGATAAAAAAGGACATGAAATATTTCGTGGTTGGTATGTTGACGGAAGATCTTATTATCATAAAGTAGTAGATTTAGCAAATCCAAAAGCAGGTATCACCGAATTAAGATTTATTGATCCACTTAAAATTAAAAAAGTAAAACAAAGAATACAAGATAGAGAAAGAAATAGTCAACAACTAGTAAGCAGAGGAGATATAGCGCAAACTGCTGATGCTTATGACTTTGGAGAATTTGTAGAATATTATCTGTATAATCCAAAAGGATTTATTAGCTTTGCTGGTGGACCAGATCCAATGCAAGGTGGTATGAGATTTGCTGCTGACTCTATCACATTCGCTCCATGTGGATTGATGGATTTAAACAAAAAAATGAATCTTAGTTATTTACATAAATCAATCAAAGCACTCAATCAAATACGTATGATTGAAGATTCTTTGGTTATCTATAGAATGTCTCGTGCTCCAGAAAGAAGAATTTTTTATATTGATGTTGGCAATTTACCTAAAGTAAAAGCAGAGCAATACTTAAGAGAGACAATGAATCGTTATCGTAACAAACTGGTATACGATGCACAAACAGGAGAAATCCGTGACGATAAAAAGCATATGAGTATGCTTGAAGATTTCTGGTTACCTCGTCGTGAAGGTGGTAGAGGAACAGAAATCACTACACTTCCAGGTGGTCAAAATTTAGGCGAGCTCAAAGATGTTGAGTATTTTAAAAAGAAACTATACAACTCTCTTAACTTACCACCCTCTCGCCTTACCGATGATAACAAAGGATTTAATCTTGGAAAAACTACAGAAGTACTTAGAGATGAATTAAAGTTTAATAAATTTGTCGGTAGACTTCGCAAAAAATTTGCTTTTATTTTTCATGATATTCTTAAAACACAATTAATTTTAAAAGGAATTATCACACCAGAAGACTGGGAAGATATGGAAGAAAACATTCAGTATGATTTTCTTTTTGATAATCATTTTTCTGAATTAAGAGACGCAGAGTTAATGAATACTCGTCTCGATATTTTAATGAAAGTAGATCCTTTTGTTGGAAAATATTTTTCTATTGAATATGTAAGAAAGCAAATTCTAAGACAATCAGATATAGAATTTGAAGAAATTGATAAACAAATGAAACTTGATATTGGAAGTGGAATGACTAGTGATCCAGTACACACCAATAAAATGAATGCTCAAGCACTAGAGATTTCCGCAACGCCACCTCCACCACCTGCAGCACCAAAAGCATCTGTAAGTAGTAGTTCGGATAAATAATTATTTAATGGTTAAATCATATGGAAACTATTGATATTGTTAATGCTATTGCTTCTGGAAACAAACTAGATGCAATGGATAAAATCAACGATCATTTATATTCAAAAGCATCAGATGCTATGAAATCTTACAAAGAAATTTTAGCACAATCTTTCTTCGCTTCTGCTGGAGAAGAATTAGATAATGAAACTCCAGAAGAAGGTAACGAAGAATGAAACTAATCACAGAAAGTATTGAAGATATAGAAGTATTAGTAGAAGAAAAAAACGGCGTTAAAAATCTTTATATTGAAGGAGTATTTCTTCAAGGAGATATCAAAAATCGTAATGGCCGTGTATATCCTTTCGATATACTAGAGCGAGAAGTAAGTAGATATAACGAGCATTATGTTACTGCTGGTCGTGCTCTTGGTGAATTAGGACATCCAGATGGTCCTACAGTAAATTTAGATAGAGTTTCTCATAAAATTATTTCTCTTAGATCCGAAGGTAGTAATTTTATTGGCAAAGCACAAATTTTATCAACACCCATGGGCAGTATTGCTAAGTCTCTTTTAGAGTCTGGTGTTAAATTAGGTGTTTCGTCTAGAGGTATGGGATCTATGGAAGAAAGAAATGGTGCTAGTTATGTGCGTGATGATTTTATGCTCGCAACTGCCGCTGATATTGTAGCAGATCCTTCCGCACCTGATGCATTTGTGAATGGAATTATGGAAGGAAAAGAATGGATTTGGGATAATGGTTTGTTAAAGGAAGCAAAAGTTGCTAAATATAAGAAGTACATTTCTGAATCTTCTAAAAAAAATATAGAAGAAAAATCACTAAAAGTCTTTAAAGACTTTATGTTTAATTTATAAAATTAATAAATAATTGTAGAATAATCGTATACCTGTATAGGGGAAGCCAAAGATGTCCGATATGTTAAACGAAAAGTTTGGGGAATTTATTGCTGAAACTGGTGATCCGATGCCATCAGTTGGAAGCTCTGTTGTACCTGGTAATGCAACCGCTAGCGGTTACATGAAACCAGTAACAGGTCAATCAAGTACAGCAGTAAATGCTAATGCTTCAAACGGAAAAGATCCAATGCCAACCGTGCCAACTTCAGTTGTGCCTGGTCAATCAACAGAAGATGATGGTGGATCTACTTTTGAAAAACCAGAAGGAGAAAGCAACCCTGGTGCTAAGGCAGCATCACACAACAAAAAAGTTGCTGATGGTCATGTAACTCGTGACACTCATCAAGATCCAATGCCTTCTATGAAATCATCGGGTTATCAAATTCCAGGTGGACCTAACAATACCAAAGTATTTGGTATGGAAGAAATCGATTATTCATCTGATGATGACATCGAAGCTCTTGTAGAAGGAGAAGTAATTTCAGAAACATTCAAAGAAAAAGCAAAAACAATCTTTGAAGCTGCAGTTAAATCAAAAATTGCAGAGCAAGTAAATTCAATCCAAGAGCAATACACAACCAGACTTTCCGAAGAAGTAGAAACCATTAAAGTTTCTCTTTCTGGAAAAGTAGATGAAGTCCTCAACTACGCTATTCAAAATTGGGTAGAAGAAAATGTAGTTGCCATCGATACAGGTCTCAAGCTAGAAATTGCTGAGAACTTTATGAGAGGTCTTAAATCAGTTTTTGAAGATAACTATCTCGATATTCCTGATGACAAAGTAGATGTTGTCGAATCATTGAATACCGAACTTTGTGAAATGGAGGAGCGCCTGACCGAACAGCTTGAGCGCAATATTGAATTACATAATCGTCTTTCTGGATCTAGCAAAACTGTAATTTTAAATCAAATTTCTGAAGGTCTTGCTGATACACAAAAAGAAAAACTAGCTTCGTTAGCAGAAGGCATTGAGTTTGTTTCTGAAGAAAATTTTGTTAAAAAACTTTCAACTCTCAAGGAATCATATTTCCCTAAATCTGTTACTAAAGAAATAGTAGACGAAACCCCAGTAGATGGTGAAGGTCAAGACCTGTCACCTTCAATGCAGTCCTACATGTCTGCCATTGCTCGCTGGTCATAACACTGATAATATAAATAATTATAATATTATTATCAACCCAATTTTTTCCAAACATCCAATAGGAGTTTAAAATGTTTAACGCAGAAATGTTACAGGAAAAGTGGGCACCTGTTCTCAATCATTCAGGAGTCTCAGAGATTGCTGATAGACACAGAAAAGCTGTTACCGCTGTCCTTTTAGAAAATCAAGAAAAATTCATGCGTGAAGAGCGCGGCATCCTCAATGAGGTTGGCGTAAACTTTGCAGGCGCAACAAACATGACAGGTGCTGCATCAGGTACTGGCGCTATCGCTGGTTTTGATCCTGTGCTTATTAGCTTAATCCGCAGAGCAATGCCTAACCTCGTTGCATATGATATCTGTGGCGTACAACCAATGAGTGGTCCTACTGGACTTATCTTCGCTATGAAAGCGAAGTATGAGAATCAAGGAGGCGAAGAAGCATTCTACAACGAGCCTGATGCAGGTTTCTCTGGTGGATCAGATGCTTCCCAAGGCGCTTACAGTGTGCGTAACCAGGCTGGCACTGGTGGAGACATGGAGGGTAACAACCCTGCAGTTCTTAATGATTCTAGCCCTGGCACATATGAGCTCGGATCTAAGTTAACTCGTGCTCAGTCTGAAGGACTTGGCGAATCTGGAGCTCTCTTCCGCGAGATGGCATTCAGTATCGAAAAGACTTCGGTTACTGCAAAATCAAGAGCACTCAAGGCAGAATACACCCTTGAGCTTGCACAAGACCTCAAGGCAATTCATGGTCTTGATGCTGAGCAAGAGCTTGCTAACATTCTCTCTTCAGAGATTCTTGCCGAAATTAACCGCGAAATTATTCGCACCGTTTATTTCGTTGCTAAGAAAGGTGCTCAGCACAACGTTGCAACTCCTGGTGTATTTGATCTCGATGTTGATTCCAACGGTCGTTGGATGGCAGAGAAATTCAAAGGTCTTTTATTCCAAATTGATCGCGATGCTAATGCTATCGCTCAAGAAACACGTAGAGGAAAAGGCAACTTCATCATCTGCTCAGCAGACGTTGCTTCAGCTCTTAACCTAACTGGCGCTTTAGATTACGCTCCTGCTCTCAGCACTTCAATGAATGTTGATGACACTGGAAACGTATTTGCTGGCACACTCAACGGTCGTGTTAAAGTATACATCGATCCATTCGGTGGTCCTTCATATACTCAAAGTAATGCCTCTAAGCACTACTACGTGATGGGTTACAAGGGCACTTCACCTTATGACGCTGGTTTATTCTATTGCCCTTACGTGCCCCTTCAGATGGTGCGTAGTATCGGTCAGGACACCTTCCAGCCTAAGATCGGATTCAAGAC